TGGAAGCTCTAAGCATTGGATCTGCTGTTTGTGTTGCAGCTCCATGATGTGCGTTAAATACATATCTATAACCGCTTGAAGCTGGATTAGTACCAAAAGTACCACCAGTTAAATCTACTGAACCGGTTGTTTGATTTGCTGTACAAAGCGAACCAGCACCAGAGGATATTTTATCTGAACCAATATAACCACCATTTCTAAATTGATTGGGGTCTCTTAGTGGGTTTCCATCTATTTCTAAAGTTTCAAGCATTATTTCTTCAACTTCGCCTGCACTAAGTGCATAGACTACGAATAGATGTTGGGATGAGTTTGATGCAGTGTCCATATAAACAATTTGACAACCTACCCTTCGATTTCCATAGATAACAGGCAACTTGCCACCAGCAGCAGTTTTGTTGGCCATAATGTCTTGACCTTTAGCCAACATAGCTCTTGTTTGCAGATAGCCTTTTACGCCAACTGCAAGGGTTGCAATTGTCATTGCAGCCTGGAATCCTTTACTGGTTACAAATTTGAATATTGCAGAGCCAATTGCTTTAAAAAATTGACCCACTTATGAACCCCACCTAACATCTGATTTAACCTGAGTTGCAAATTCAAAACCCTTATCATTAGCACTAAATGCTTCTTGAGATTCTTGACTGTAGTGCCTGCCTTTAGTTAAATTCCAATTACTCCAATGACTAGCAACAGTCATTGTTAATAAAGAACTATCAATACTTTCTGCAATAGATACATTTCTAATTGTTCCAGTAAAGTAATTTATTGCACCTACAATAGCTTCATTGGCATCAAAATATGCTAAATGTATTTCTACTGTTTTATCTGTAAAAGCTCCTGTTTGTACTAATGATCGAACTTGGTCTGTAATATTAGAAAAACCTAAATTAATTTCATCAACCTGAAGTTGTCCTGTTTCAGTTATTGAATCTACAGTTAAAAATGAACCACCAGCCTCATAACTATTAGAATCATAAGTAACATTAGAATACCAATCAGTTAATCTAATAGTAGTTGATAAATTAAGCTCAACAAGAAAAGCTGTTTTAGTTGCTGTAGAAGATACTTGGGTTTGTAAAGCAGTAGATAGACTTCTTGGCATTAGCTAATAACCTCTCTAACATCAAATGAAATACTGTAAAAACCACTAGCATCAGTAGAATACATAATTTCATTATTTTCTAAATAGACTGTAAATTCTGGTTTATTAACTGTTACTGCTACATTATCTGTTAAAGCTGTTATTAAGTTGGGAGATATTTGCAGAGTTAATGCACCATTGCTATCTGCATCAATATTATTTTGTACCATATAAACCTTACTATGATTAGCAAACTTTACTAAATCACCTGCTTTTAAAGCCCCTGTCTGGCTAGCTGTAAAGCCATCTAAAGCAATCGTAGCATCGCCTGATACATGACTTCCTACTACTTGTATGTCTGTTTCACCTTTTGCTGCTCCTAAATTATCTAATGGAGCTGCAATAGTAAAATCTTCAAAAGAACCTTTTTGTTTTTGTAAAAATGCAAATACTTCATTAGCTTTTTCTTGTTGCATTGCTGGCATTGCAACTGTAAAGCTAAAGTATTGTGAACCTATTTGTCTGACTTGTTTTTTACCTGATAAAGTTTGGTTTAAAAGTGTTGGCCTATTATCTTTAAAATTTAAAGATCTAAAATTTGGGTCTGTAGGAAATTGTCCAGCCATTACACCACTCCCATTTTGCCCTGGTTATTCATGGCATTATTTATAATTGAAGTTATTAATCCTTTTCTTGATGCTAGTAATTGATCGAATCCAGCAGCATCTACTGTTGATATATTAAAGTTTACTGTAGGTGCTGACTGCATAGACTGACCCTTAGTATGATCTATGACTGTTTCTCTGGGATGTACCATAGCCATAAAGCCACCCTTGCCATCTAAACCACCAGCTCTTGCTCCATTTCCTGTATAACCACCACCATCAAAATCACTCATTCCATCAACAGCACTTGCAAAATTACCATTAAATAAATTACCAATATCTTTTATAGATCCCTTTGCCATGCCCACTAATTTTTGTACTATAAATACTTGTATTAATTCATTTATAACTGCCCTGGCAACTGACGTTGCTAAATCTTTAAAATCACCAAATTGTTTTTTTGTTAAGTCAAAGAAATCTGTAAATGCGGTTGTTAATTGACCATCTATCGTATCTGCAAATTGTTTTACTACTATTATGTTTTTTTTCACTTCATCTACTGTTGAAGTGTCGGCAAAAGCAAGGGCTTTTATTTCATTTGCTTTCCTTATTTTTGTAATTTTATCAAGAAGCTCACCTCTCAAAAGAATATCCTCTTTTAGGGTTTCTTTAATATCTTTTCTAAGCTCTAAACCTTCTTCATCCTCTCTTTTATTAAGTCTTAATGCTGAAGTTGCGGCTACTATTCCATGCTGTAGTTTTTCATACTGGCTCTCTAACTCTTTCAAACTTTTAATTTCTGGATCAGGGTTTATTAATCCCATAGCTTCACCAACATCTAAAAATGCTGTTGCTATTGTTATTAATTCATTTCTAATTGGAGTTAATACCTGTCTTTGCATCCTGTTCATAGCATCATTAAATCTTTCCGCATCTCTTATAGTTTCTTCAGGTATAACCCCTGTTGCTGATGCAGCTAACTCATCCATTGCAACAGTACCACTTTTTATAAGATTGGCCATTTGTATACCAACTCTTGAGCCAAATACTTGAGCTAATAAACCACTTCTTTTTAATGGATCTTGTATTGCTTCTAGGCTTACAAAAAATTCTTTAAATAAATCTTCTGTTTTTTTAGTTTTACCGCCTGTATCTTGTAAAGAAATACCCATTTCTTCAAAAGCACGTTTAGCTAAACCAGTACCCATAGTAGCTTCACCAACACCCTTGGCAAAAAATCTAAGTGCTTTAGTAAACCCTTCAGTGCTAATTCCAGACTGTTCAGCAGCAAATTGATATTGTTGTAAAAATTTAGTGCTGACATCTACTGAATCTGCTAATTTTCCAATATCATCTGCTAGTTGCAATGATTCGTTAGCAAATTGCACTACTTGCCTAACAGCAAAAGCACCAGCAAAAGCACCAGCAAGTTTTTTCATAGCATTTTGTGTGCTATTAATATTCTTGTTAGTTTTCTTAAATGCTCCGCCTGTTTGATCGGTAGCTTTTATTCTTAATTTATAATCAGTTGCCATCTTTTATCTGCCTATTTTTTTCCTCTAAATATGCTAACCATCCTGTAAATTCGGATAAGGTCATTTTTTCTTCTAGTTCCTGAAGTGTGCAATGCAACATTTCAGCTAGATAGTATTTAGCAAATAAGTCCTTATCCTCAATTACTTTTTTGCTTGTTCTTCTACAGTTGGTGCTGACATTATTTCAGTTGCAACCCTAGCAAGAACATCTTTATCAACTCCATTCATAAGTGTATGTTTGTCTGATAAATCAAACACCTTTTCACCTTCTGAATCCAAGGCTTTATAAAGTAAGCAATATGCCATTAAAGCAACATCATCGTCTTTTGCGTATCTTTGCAATTTAGACATTTCAGCTAAAGTTAATGGCTTTGCATAAACCTTTAGAATTTCATCTCCATCACTCCATTCTGGAATCTCAATCTCTTTTATTTCTAACCCATCAAAATGGGCTTTTGCCTTATCTATTAATTTCATAATTAATAGGTAGTTGTAGTTAATCCGCCTGTACCTTGTATTGAAATTGATGCTTCAACAAGTCCATCAAATGATGAGTTTATTGATTTACCGGTAACAATAGCTGATCCAGTTAGTTTCACATCCCCACTAGCAGTGCCTTCTGGTGCAAAATTTAATGTTACTGTTGCACCTACAGCCATAGCTGTTTGCCCATTTGTATCAGTTTCATCATAAAGTACATCAATAGAACCACTAAAATCCTTAGTAGAAGCTAAGTATGATTTTGAAGCATCGCCCATTGAAGTATCTCAACAGTATCAACTGTTTCATCTATACTAAAACTTCTAATTTCAGCTATGGAGTTTGAGCCAACTTGTACAGTTCCCTCTTTTCCTAAATGTGTTGCCATTTTTTATTCCTCGTTTTTAGTTATTTTTTTTGAAGAAGATTTTATTGTTTGGGCTGCTTCTTCTTTCCAACCCTTTTCTTTTAGGTACTCAACGCTAGTTGGGTGAGCATCTATAGAACTTTTACCATTTGGACTAATCATTTTCATAATTATTCTCCTGTTAAACTGCTATATCAGGATTAGTTTCCTTGACATAGTAGTTGGTTAAAAATGTAAGGGAAACATACCCTAAAGGCTTTTCTCCTTCCGCGTTAAATTCTATTTCTGTACTTTCTAGGTAGCAGTCTTTAGCTAATCCACCTAGAGTTGTATCAGCAGCAATAGCTTCTTCAACCTCTTTGCTTATTGTATCAATAGTATCATCAAAGTTACTAGTAGCTTTTGCATATCCTTCTACAACTACTGATAATTCTCTACTCATAAGTCTATCAGTTCCTATAACAATAGGCTCAGAAGTTTCTGATTTAGTGTAGATAACTAAAGCTGGTAATGTTTCAAGCGGATACACTCTTGACTCATGTACTCTAGTTCCTGTAGTTGTTAAATTATTTAGTGTTGTACCAAATTTTTCTCTTATTTGTTGTCTTATATGATTAGCCATTACTATATCTCCTCTAACATAAGAGCAGAAAATCCTGTTCTATCTTTTTGTATATTAACAACTGTAT